ATAGGCTCCGGTCTCGTGGGCTCGGAGATGTGTATAAGAGACAGGAACGAGATTAAGTCACAACTAACCCACTTTAATACATTAAAGCATGAAAGTATTATTGTTCATATTTCGTTCATAATTTGTTAATAAATCGTTTACAATTTGTTCACAGTTTATTAACACATTTCGTGTCGGGGTATGCTATAATATAGACAGAAAAAAGGAAAGGAAGTAAAACAAATGAAAAGAACAATTTATGAAGTATGGGCAAAGACTTACAGCGAGGAACTTAAAGACACGATAATGGTTATCAAAGCAAGATTTTACAAGATAGCGGATGCCCAGTTATTCGTAAAAGCTTATGAAGATGCTTATATGATGAAAGCCGTGATAGTTGAAACGGAAACTTTCTAAACAGTCGAAACGCTCTAACGAGCGTCTGCAACGGTTGGCGGCGTTGCACTGATGATGACACGCCGGAAAGGAAAAATGCAAAATGAAAACGAAAACAACGAAAAGAGCAATTATGCACGCATACGAAAATGTTATCAAAGTCTGCTACGGCGACTTACAAGACGCGTTAAAATGGCGCGAACCGGATTTCTATACTGCAGGGGTATACGGTTGGAATTCTGATGTATATGTAATTGACTATGGCACCGTAATTGTAACCGGGCATAGGCCGTTTGGAAACATCGAACTTCCGAGAGAAGTTATCAATACGTTAAATAAATGCGCGGTAAGTATAACACATTATCTTGACTATGACATGGCGAAAATCTATTTAAATAACAACCTTGACGAGTTAGCCAGTGGCATAGAATATGATTTTGATAGTTACAATTTCGGGAGCGCAAACGAAAACTTTGAAATCAAAAGAAAGTGAAAACATTCAAATATTGTTAACAAACCGTTCATACACAGTTCACAAACATTAAGTACAATATAGTCAGAAAAAAGGAAAGGAAGCAAAGCAAATGAAAAAGCAAAATGTTAAAATCGAATTCGACGGCAAGCTTTATGACCGCGATTTAATCGTTAGTTACATGCGGGACGATTTGCGCGAGAAGTTGCACAGCGAGTGGACGGACGAAAAGGGCGGCGAGCAGGAATTCTTTGAAGCCTACTGCGAAATGCTTTACAACGAAACCGGGGAAGAATTTGAAATCTAAAGCCGAAACGGGCATAAATGCCCGTCCACGTGAGACGGCCTACACGTGCTGACAAGGCAGGCCATAAAAAGGAGGTGAAACCATGAAACCAGACTTGACAGACCTATTCAAAGCAAACATTGTAAAGCCCGCATGGGCAGACAATGCCAAGGAAACAGAAATACCGTTTGCAGTACATGCAATAGATAGTTGCATGGGCACAAATTGGAGAAAGGACGGAAACAACGATGAACAGTTATTTAGTGACAGTGACCGTAGCAGACCCGGACACGGGCAAATATAACATCGAGATACCCGTACAGGCAAAGACAGCGGCACACGCAAAACGCATAGCACATAAGGCCGCAAGGCAGCATGGCGCTTGCTATATCACAGATTTAACAGCGGAAAGGAGGTACGAAGATGGACGTTAAGCGTGATCGGGGGTTAGCATATGATATAGCGCAAATGTTAAATGCTTTACAGGTGCAGCAACAAATATGTGCACGTTTTAGTGACAGTTGTTATAGATGCCCGTACTTGTCTCGACATTGACAAACTTGTAAAGCGTTTGGAATTGATTTATAGGGTGGTAGAACTATGATTATCGTGTTATGTTTGAGCATAATCGCAGGAACGCTACTTTGTGGGCTTGCGCAGTTGCTCGAATGGATTGATCGTACATACAACGATTACAAGTTGTTAAAGACGGTGGGGAGGTGGTGGAAGTTATGACGTATATGGACTTGCAAGCAATGCGTCATTATGTACGACAAGTACAAAAGATAATCTACGAAACACGTAGCTGTATTATTATCGGGTGTGATAATTGCGACTGTGCTTACATTTGTGAATTGACAAATTGTTTGCTAAAGTTTATACAGCATGAATTAAACAAGTATGACGCAAAAGGAGAATTGAAAAAATGATAACAATTAGCACAAGAGATTATAGCATCGAGCAGTGGAACGAAACATCATTGATAGTGGGGAATGTGACACGCAAGATAGGTGTACGCCCAGCTGTAAAATATACGCATTTTGCACGGATATACATAGTACAAGAGTATACCTGAATAAAAAGATAAGGGAGCGTGAAGCACTTGAATTACATCGAGATACGCAAGAAAGTAAATGAAACAACCCCGCGCGGCGCATACCGAAGCGCCGTGAAGCTATACGCAATAGACATTTTAAACCGATTAGGTGACGCAGAAGCGCCGGACACGTTGTCCGAACTCCATACCGAATTGCTTGACGGTTGCTTAAACTGGATTGAATACAGCTATTGCGGCAAGGCGCTTGCAGACAGCTACAGCATAGCGGCACGCACATGCAGTCCTACAACGTTAAAGCGTTTACACGCCGGTGCAAAGCAACCAATAGGTTTTGGAACATGGCTTGATTATCAAGCAAGCGCCCTAAAGCAAGCCGAAAAACTTATCATACAAAAATATTGCGAGGTTAAAAATGAAAGTAGAATATAACAAATATCAAATAACTTTTAAATGTGGGCATTATGACGAGTATATTAAATTTTTGAGTGCGCTAAACGATTTAGTTACTTGTTGCTGTAATAAATACAACGGAACATGCAAAAGATGCTTTCTTTCAAAAATTTTTGATGATAACGATATAGACTTATGTGACATAATAACTAATAGTTATTTCGCACAACTATAGTAACAATAAAGGCTCGAATACCACTACGGTACTCGAGCCAATGTTATTATATATTATTTATAGCGTCCATTCTCCAGACTCGTGCCCCCACCGGGGCGGGTTGACCTGTTGCGACGCAATAGCCGAAAATAGCATTGAGTTATCAGACACGAAACCAACCGACCCGTTGTTTTTAAAGAACAGCTGTGCGCTTACAAAACCGCTATTGTCACCGGGACCCGGTGCCCAAAGCAAACCCGTAATAAGTTTGTCATTTGTAGGAGCGCCGTTATTTTCGTCCCCAGAATCAGAAACATAAGACGTTCTCGGCATCAGTTCAAACTTAAAGGTGTTTTGATTGGTAGCCCCTAACAATGCTGCCAGGTTCTCTTTAAAGTTAACGGGTGTTACAAGTCTTTCGCGCCAGTTACCCGACACGGCAACGGAGCTATCTTGCCCATACACACGCATAACACCGTAGCAAATGACAGAGCTATCGGCAGTGGACGGAAAAGAAAGCATATCCAAAATAGCTTTTTTATAGTAGTGTGTGCCTGTAAGCGTGAAAGACTTATAATCAAACTTAGGATATGTTTTAACCATATTCTCGAGAGCCTGTACACGTGTAGTCAAAGAACGTATATTGGAATTGATGTTCGTAATCTGCCCGTCAACGTCGGCTTTCCACTGGTTGTACTGGTTGGTAAAATCAGTTTTCCACGTATTGAAGTCGTTGTTGGTGTTCGTGGTGTACGTGTTGAACATCTGGTCAATGCGTGTGTTAGCATTGGTTACAAAATCTTCAAACTTTTTGTTTAAATTATTTGTAGTATTTGTAGCGTATTCGTTAAACCACTGCTGTAAAGTAGTGTTCGTATCGTTTTTATACTGTTCAAACTTATTCCAAAGTTCTTTCGTCAAGTCGTCAAAGTGTTGTTCCATGTGCGCTTCAAATCTTGCGATTTCAGCGTTCACCCAGTTTTGCAAGTCTTTGTACGCTTTATGCAAAGCGTCGATATTATCCTGCATCTTTTCAAGTTCCTCAAGCATCTTGTTAAGGAACGCCGCAAGCTTACACAGCACCTCATAATAACTCAAACTCTGGTCATAGACAGCAGGGAGAACTTTCTGACACCAAAAGCGCAGATACGGAATGCCGTCATACTTTTTTAAAATCGGGTCAAAGTCAGCGGGGGTGAATTTGTTATCGTTCGGCATACTTTACCACCTTTCTTTTATTCCCACAAACCGAAAAACAAATCTTCGAGTTCGTGTAGTACCATGTTGTCAACACTTTCATAATTCTTGTACATCTTAGTCATTTCGGAGAAATACGCGTCTCCACTGCTACGACCTGTATAAGTATACTCTGTGTTGCGTTTACCGTCCTGTGTACTTTGCGCTGTGCCGTCGGTTGATGCTTCGCTTGTTGTCTTTGTCGCGCTTGTTAGATACTTGTCAGTGTCCAACCCCTCAATACCACCTTGCGGAGTTTCGTTAAACTTGTTCCACCCCGTGCTCTGACTTTCGCCGTGTGATGTTCCATTGTCGGCAGTGTGTGAAGTATCTTCGCCCACTGTGGTGTGTTTGATGTTATCAAACGGGTTCGCAAGTTCCTCTTGCTTGTACAGCATGTTATACTTCGGCATAATCGCGACAAGCCGTTCCCGAAGATGCAGTTTCCATAGTGCATACGTTTCATACGCTATTTCACGGGTGTAATAGTGGAGAAGAATAAGCTTGCACAGGTGTTCACGATAACTTTCCTTAAAGATAGGAAAATCAAAATCGAAAATGTGTTCGTACCCTGCTTGCAAAGCTTTATCAACGTCACTATAGCCGCTGTGTTCGTACTCACCTTGCCAGTTCAATTCAGGAACAAAACTTTCGCAAATCCAACGAACTTCTGTTGTAAATTTACTCATTTGTTTTCTTCCTTTCTTTTCTGCTCAAAGTATTTGTTCTTTTCTTCAAGCTGGTTTTGACGTATAACATCGTCGGTATCTTCCAAAATCAAACGGTCGTCATAATCTTCCTTGTACTCACACCATACATTCAGATTGAATAAACTATTGATTTTTTCGCAAGCCTTTTGCCGCTCGTTCAAGCGGTTATATCTTGCCGCGATAGTGCCGCCCATGTTACGGGACACTTCATCTGTAATCAACCGCTCTTTCTTTTGCAACGACGTATTTGAAATACCAAGATAAGTTAAAGCTTCATTGAAAATCTGCGTTTTGATTTCATACAATTTGTCTGCAACGTATGGCGCGTCTGTCTTTAGCACTGTAAAGTCATTGATAGATAAATTCTTGTCACCAAATATAAACGGCTGATTTCCGTCATATTTCATATACAAGTTTTTCATCGTCAAGCGTTTGCTTTCGTCTGCCAAAATCAAAATCGGGGTTTTCTGTGCGTTGACGTTTATGTCTATGATTTCATCAATCTTTCCGAGCCTGTCCGCGAATGATACTAACTGCATTAGGGACGGGGTACGGAGATAATTATTGTAAATCATCACGCCTGTTTCCTGTGTCAATGGGTATCTGTAGTTGTTATACAAGCTACGTGCGGTAAACTGTAACGGCTGTCCGTACACGTCGTACCCGCTTGTACTGACATTGACGGGCAATGTCATGTACATGTCGAGCGCGTCGTCTTTGAAGAACACCGCACGCCCGTTACCCAGAAGCGCAAGTTCGAGCGTTCGCACGTCGCATGTTTCCGGCAGTCCCATCCAGTCAAACATGGACGCGGAAAGTTCAACAAGCCTTGCAAGGTATAAATCGTTGTTCAGTCGGTTTTCAAAAGCCTTACTCCAAAACATGCGGTCTTGCGTACCGCCATAATGCTTTGCTCTCAAGCTACTTGCCATGTTATATCACCGTCCTTTCTTATGTCGGGGAGTTATCGAGTGTATAGTTACCCACTTCGTCGCCGTTTTTCCAGAATGTAACACCCTTATCATACACAGCTTTAATTACGTTCGCCGCTTCTTGTGGTAAGAAACCCTGTATTTCACAACCGATTGTTTTAACGTAGTTCCAGTGCGGTCTTGAATGGGTATTAGGAACTTTGACGGTGCACGTGTTGTAACCGAACATGTCAAAGAATTTGTCTACGATTTCCGCATATTCTGGTTTGACACACATGTAATAGGTACTGTAATCAAAACGGGCTAAAGCGTTAGTAACGCTTCCCGCGCCGGATAGCCCTCCTACATTTGGTGGGATATTTGAAACATCTTTAAGTTTAGCTTCAACTTGCCATGCGCTTGTCATAAAGTCTACTGCGCTTGTTCCGGCAGTACCAATAGCGCTAAATATACCGCCCATGGCTTGCTGTCTCAAACCTGTTTTTGTGACTTGACTAACCTCTTTAGGATATAACCCGCGATTAGCCGCGTCATATTTTGCCGATTGTAACATGTCTGCGGCATTATTCACGGTCATTGCACCACCAAGAAAAGCTGACACTGTGTTTATTACACCGTTAAAGGCTTGTGTGTAAAGAGCATTTTCTATTTGATTGCGGTTCATAGCCATGTATGCCTTATAGGTGTCGCCTATCCATGGAATAGTAGGATAACCTGTCAATACAAGCGCATGGTCGTAATACTTAGCGACACCCCTATAATCCAAAGGATAAAGTACACATTCGGGTGAACTTATGCCGGAAGCCGCAACTTCCATGTGAAAGAAACCGTCTTTATCAATTTTAAAATCTTCATATCGGTATTCGTTTACTGTACCTTGATTGTTGCTAATCCACAGTTGATTGTAGGGATAACCAAACAGTTTTTTATTTCGCGGTTTATATCCGTTTGGTAATCGGTCTTTGAACTGTTCCTCACCCTCATAAATACCACTGGTAACACCAAAGCAAACAAACTTAAAATCTTCTTTTGGTACTATCTTCGGCATGTCAAAATGCGTTTCATCTGCACCCTGTGCCATGAGTGCGTTAGCAACCGTTACGGACAAGACAGCATCTTGCTGCCCACTACGAACAAAGTCTTGCACTACTACGTTCATATCCTCTGCTCTACCAATATAGCCGTACACAGGGCAAAACTGACTGTACAATTTTATGGGGGCATCGCCGCCGGTTGAATAGGGTTTACTTGTAATAACACACGCATATTCACCCAACAAACCGCGTGAAGATAACAGGTTTTGAGACACGCCGCACATCAGTTCACCATACCCAATGTTTTCTGGTCTGGTGTTTTCAAAAATCTTGTCCGTTACAGAATGTTCACGTTCAACCAAGCATTGCATCAAAGTATATTCAAACATCCAAGTTTGCATCATGTCAAGTTCGTAGTGTATATCCGTAACATTGTCGTTTACATATTCAACGCTGTCTACAAAAGCAAAGAACCACTTTTCACCATATGACGTGTTTTTAAACAATAGATAATTGCAAGCATATACTTGTGTTGCAGGAATTTCCAATGTTATATAATTACGTCTTTCACGCTGATATGACACATTGTGGAATTGCTTGAAAGCTTTACTGAAAAAGTAATTATTTTGAGCGGCAATACTGTCAAAGTATAACGTATACTTATAGTCACTTTCAATAGGAACACCACGACATAACACAACGTCTGAATTAGGGGGTATATATGGCATTTTATTCACCTCTTATATAAGTCTTAACCCTCTGTTACCAGAGGGCTTTGACTTACATTGAAATAGTTTACTGTACGGTAATTACACAAGCGCCGCTCTTTGCGGTATTGAACTTAGAGGTCGCAGTGATGTTCGCCGTGCCGCTTGCCGTCGGGTCAACCTTAACAACACCTGATGCAGACACCGTAACGAGCGGGTTGTCACTTCTCCACGTAACCGCCTGCGGCGCAAAATTGGTCGTTGCGACTTTCGCGGTCAAGGTAAGCACCTGACCCGGGGACACCGTAGCCGTAGCCGGGGACACCGTAACGCCTGTGACAGTCGGGGTGTTCGGGATAAACGCGATAGCGTTTGCGAATGGGGACACGCTGAACAGCTTCCAGACGTGAAGATAGTGGTTCCAGTAGAGACCCTGTACGTTCTCAAGGTCGCGGAACTGCTGGAGCTTATCGTAAATCACGAAATAGTCACGGTCAACAAGGACAGCAGGAATTTCGTTGAGCGCTTCGAGTTCGTCCGGGCTATACTCATAGTAGTTCGGGTCGCCCTTAAAGAGTTCCGCAAGACGCTTTACGTTCAGCTTGCCGAAACCATCGACAAGAACGATATGTCCGAGAAGTTCGGCTTCGCTCATGTTGAACGCACGGGCAAGGTTCTTGACACTCTGGGTTGCATCGAACGCGGTGTTGATAATGATATACTGGTCATCACGCAGGGTATGTGTGGTCACGCCTGCAAGGTTGTATTCGTCCGACATAAACAGCAAGTCATTGGACGCTTTACGCATTGCAACGGTTGCGTCATCAATGTTGCTTGTATTGATTGTCTGAACGCTAATCTGACCACGGGAGAGGTTACGCGCAAGCATGTACTTCATGACGAGGAATTCGTCATTTTCCATAGCGGTGTAAAGCTGTTCCGTAATCTTCGCAACGAGGTTATACACACCGTCTTCAGAGAGGAACGCAAGGCGCAAGTCCTGTTCCTCTGTTGTGGTCTTGTAGAACTTCTGGAAGTTCATGACATGGAACGCGGACTGCACGTCCGGGATTTCACGTTTGAAGAGTTCGTTTTCCGCGACTGCCGGGTCATACTGGAACGGACGCGCCATTGCCACGAACACTTCTTCAACCGTTTCGCCGAAGTCCAAAAAGCCTTTTTTGAACATCGCCCACGGGTTTGAGTAGGACTTAGACGTAATAATGACTTTTCCGATACGGTTTACGAGCGCAGAAAGAAACTCATTCTGCAATGCGGGCATGTCCATAATGATTGCGCCAATTTCGCGAATGCTGTCTGCATCCGGGGTCACAACCGGGACATAGTTACGGTAATTGATAGACGCAGAATTGCGGATTGCATTCAACACGTCTGCGGAACTGTTTGTAAGCGTTCTCACTTTCGGCTTAGTTGCCATTGAAAATCATCCTTTCTTATTTGAATAAATCGTTGAACGTGATATGTTCTGCACGTTCGGTTGCATCCTCAGGTTCGTCGGGTTTACTGCCCTCCGGCTTACCCTCAAAGAAACGGCTTGTATATTTTTCGCGCCATTCTTTATCCTTTTTTGCTGTTGCTTCTTCCGCCGCGGTCAGTCTGGTGCTAAAATCATTAAACGTGTCCGCAACGTCTTCTGCAATTTCTAACATTCTATCGGGTGTAAAGTCACCCGACGCAAACATTTCTTTAAACTGTTCGAGGTTTTTTACTGCCATTTTAAATCATTCTCTTTCTGTAGCCAAGACACATCATCCATATAGGCATGGATTTTCTGCCCGGTGTTGGTGGTTCTGGAGGTTCGGGCGGTGTTGGTGGGGTATCGGGGTCATATTGTACAAGATAATTATACCAATATCTTGCCGCCTTTTCACGGTCTGCGCGGGTTTCTTCGGGATAAGCCGGACGCTCGTAAGTGTCCAAAAAGACACTTGCAAGATATTCCGGGCTTTCCGTCGATGCCTTAAATTCGGCATAACTCATATTATACGGGCTAACCGGGTACCATAAATTAGTAGCATTGCTCAAAAAGTAACATTGCGCTGTACCGTCGTCGGGGCTTCCTTCCACGTCGCTAAAGTGGGGAGCATACCCGGGGGACGATTTTGCAATATCTGCGTCAATATATTTTTGAGGTGGTGTAAATTGTACCAAGCCATAGCCTATATCCTCTTTTCTATAATCCGTTGACGGTAGGGGTTCATCCCAACCCCACCGCCACGGATTGTACCCGCTCTCCCATTCCATGTTTCCAAGGACGGCAGAAACGGAATTTAATGTCCACCCGAGCGACTGCACCAAAGCTTTATAAATCATTATGGCGTTTTCTTTCGCTTCTGTACTCTCACGGGAGTAACCGTATAAATTTTTTGCATGCCATGTCGCGACCGGTAAAGGTGGTTTTGGTTGTGGCGTGTTTGCGTCCCACGTAACATTGTACGTGCCTACACCGTTCGGAATACGCAAGATGCTTGACGGGTCTTTTCTGTAGGCGGTTGTTTGCCCACCGTCCCAGTATTCCCAGTGGGTGTGTGTGCCTGTGACGTTACCTGTCTGACCTTGCGTACCGATGAACTGACCTTGTGCAATGCTGTCACCCTCAGCCCAAATTTGTGACGCAAAGTGTGCCGCAAGCCAATACTTGTTCGGTTCAAACTCAACAAGTATCATGTTACCCCACGACATATTGCCTGTTATGGTGCTGCCGTCCCACACTTGCGCCCATACAACCTTTCCGGCTAAAGGTGCATACGCCTTGTAGTTATCATGTACGGTATCAATGCCGCCATGCTCACCACCGCCGGAATAGTACGGGTAACCCGCACTTTCATAGATTGTCTTTTGGTCTGTTATACATTGCTTATAGGTTGCCATGTTAAATCAAGCTTTCAATTTCATTTGCAAGAACTTCAATCTGTTCAAGCTTTGTTCGGATTAAATCCTTGTTGTCACTTTTCTTTTTGTAGCCGTTCAAGCCTTTCGCTTTAATTTGGGACGGGTAATCATAATACGCATAGTCCGCGTCTACTTTACCCGAAACACCGTTTACGGTATGACTGTTTGTATACTGCCAGATGCCCGCGTTTTCGTATTGGCAAACGTCGTTCCACTGGGCACACCAAACGGCGTAGCGGGACAATTTTGTCATGTCAAGGCGGTCTGAAAGGTAATACAAAGAGGCGTAAATACCGACCCAATAGCCGTTGCTTTCCACGGTGCTAAGGATTTTAGCCGCGATGTCACTGTATTTTGTTTTACCAAGCTTTCTTGCAATGTCATCTTCCTCAAGGTCAATATACACCGGGTAATCAAACTGCTTGCCCTTTAAAGCTTTGATAAAGCTTGCGGCTTCGTCTGCCGCCATGTCGGCGTTTTCTGCGTAGCTGTACCAATATGCACCCACACCAAGCCCCGCGGCTTTCGCTTTTTTGTAATATTCCTCGAACCTTGCGTCGTACTGTTCGGGGTATCGGTTTGCACTGCCGTAACCGGCGCGGAGAAGAACGAAGTCAATGCCGGAGGCTTTGAGTTTGTCAAAGTTGACTGTGCCTTGATGTTCGGAGAGGTCGACACCATTTGAAAAGATTTTTGCGCACATTGTTATCCACCTACCTTGTTTTCGAGGGTTGCAACTCTTGCTTTGAGATTATTTACTTCTGTATTAAGTGTTGACATCGCAATCTCTGACTCGTTCATTCTGTCAAGTGCGTAATCTGTAAAATCTACAAATTGGGCATGATTTAGTGCAAGCAAATAATTTTCATAATTATAAGGCGCTTCCATGATGTCAAACACCAAATCGTTTTGAATAATACGATTCCCGACCCGCATTCTTATATATGCTTTTTTAATACCCGTTGTCCCTCGTGGGAGGGTTAGTAAATAAGCCTCGTTGTACTGAACTAAGGGAGCCTGTACACGAATAGGTTCCACTGTAACGCCCTCGTTAGTTTCGATAAAAATTTTTAAAGGGAATATCACACCATTTGCGAAAACATACGCGATACAAGGTATGACGGTATAGGTGTCAATTCCAATATGCTGTGCAACGGGTTCGGCAATAGGTATCTTAATTACATTTTTACAATGTATTATAGGTACACCCCCTCTATGCTCTTTGTCTGCGTCCTCATACAAACTGTAAACGGCTTGAATACTGTAGACGGAATAGTTTTTTGGAACCGGAGGTGCACCCATTACTCGTCACCCTCTTTCTGTACGCCCATTTTGTCGCAAAGCTTTTGCATGATGAGTGTGTTGTTGTTGAGTGCCTCTGTTAGCTTCTGCACTTCGTTCCTGTGCGTTTCCTCAAGCTTGTTGATATACCAAAAGCAAATCAAGCAAACGGCAATGGGGAAGCCAAGTGAAGAAACGACCTGCACAATAGCGGTTGCATCCATAAAGTTTCAATCCTTTCTGTTATATTTACCACCTTTTATACTTATAGTATACCACAAAAGGGTTGACTTGTCAATATACTTGTGGTATAATTTAATTAGAAAATAATACACGGAGTTGAAATATAATGCCAAAATCGAATTATTACGACGGAACAAAGCTATTGTCATTAAAGGATATAAACGGCAAAACACCTGAGGTGTTCATGTGTACCTCTAACCGTAGCGCGGGTAAAACGACCTATTTTAATAGACTTGTGGTAAACAGGTTTATTAAACGTGGAGAAAAGTTTGCGTTACTGTATCGCTTCAACTATGAATTAGACGGCTGTGACGAAAAGTTCTTCAAGGATATTAAAGAATTGTTCTTCCCGGAATACGACATGACCGCCGCAAAAAAGATGAAAGGTATATATCAAGAACTATATCTGAACGAAGAATCGTGTGGTTATGCAATTTCCATCAATTCTGCCGACCAATTAAAGCGCAATTCACATTTGTTCAGTGACATTGATAACATTATATTCGATGAATTCCAATCCGAACAGAACCACTACTGTGACAAAGAGGTCGAAAAGTTTATTTCTATTCACAATTCTATTGCCCGTGGACGTAGTAAACAATCTCGATATGTTCCTGTGTATATGATTTCTAACCCTGTAACGATACTCAACCCGTATTACGTTGCAATGGATATTTCAACACGGCTTCAAAAAGACACGCATTTCTTGCGTGGTGACGGGTTTGTTCTGGAACAGGGCTACAACGAAACAGCGGCTAAAGCTTTAAAATCAAGCGCTTTTAACCGTGCGTTTGGTTCAAGTGATTATATCGCGTATAGCGCTGAGGGTGTGTATTTACAAGATGACCTCTCATTTGTCGATACACCGACGGGACGCGGAAAGTATGTCGCAACGATACGTTATGCGGGTATTGACTACGGCGTTCGGGAGTACCCTGAATTAGGTATTGTGTTCTGTGACAAAAGCGTCGATTATCAATATCCACTCAAAATCACAGTGGACACCGCCGACCATAAATTAAATTATGTTATGGTATCAAGTAACTTTATTCTCATTCAAAAGCTTCGCTATTACTTTGAACACGGCTGTATGCGGTTCAAAGACCTGCAAGCGAAAGAAGCAATACTAAAGGCGCTTTCATTCTAATTTGTATTCTGCGTTCGTTCTGCACATCGACCTGCACGGGTGACACGGTTGAAAGATGCCGCCGTGACAAGGCTATGAACGGTCAATTCCTTTGTGTAGACGTGCGTTTAAGAATAACAAAATCCCTTAGAGTTTTCATACTCTAAGGGATTTTACTTTCAGTGCATTTCAAATGTAGTGTCAGCTAAGATAACACCACCTTTAATGCGCTTTTGGGATAGCTTGCCCGGTATCATGATGCCAGGGACAAAATCGGATATGCTGCGGGGTTCACGGATAAATTCGAGTTCTTCCGGGGTGTAATTTTCCGGGTTTTTGTCTACGTCGTAGTCTTGTTCAACCGAATGTATAAAAAGTTGTTTAACGGTTTTGTTTGCGCCCGCGCACGTCACTATATAGTGTGGCGTTTCAATCGGTTCGCCGTCTTCGTGGGTCACGTGTTCGATGTAGGTTTTTTGACGGGTAAAAAATCCAATGTCCCAGTTTGTTTCATTTTTCCAGCAGCAGTAATTTCGGGGATGCAGCTGCACGCCTTTGATCTTGCCTAACGGTAAATCGAGATGCAAGCTGTCTGTGTCTGCGTAGATAAAGCCGGGGTTATTGACACCGTAATAATTCTGCTGTGCGGCAGTAATTGTAAAGTTTCGTGCGTAACTGGTAATAGCCGCGCCACATGCAATGTATCCCGGTGTCTTTTCGTTTTCGGCAACCGTAAAGAAACCTACCACGCCGTTAGGTTTAAGCATAGCCACCTTGTATGAACTGATTGTAGATGCCGCTTGTTTTCCGTATAGATTGTTACTGTATAATTTTGCTACGGTTCTAATGCCCTTATTAGGAGCGTTGATTTTCATTTCACGATATTTGTTTAAGTATTTGTCATAGATGCCTTGTTGCGCTTCGAAATAACATCCGTCCAAAATTTTGGGGTCAATTACAATGTAATGTTTTTTAAACAGTTCGTAATCTGTCATGGTCATTGTCATAGTCACATACGTGTCATGCTTCTTGCCGCATTGGTCTACCCATTCGGACACGTAGCGCTTTTGGTTTTCGTCCCATACATCGGACGTGGTTAAACTTTCGTTTTGTCTGTAATGCAGGTTTTTCTTTAGCTGTATAAAAGGGAGATACCCAACCTTTAGTCTAAAACGACAACGCAGACGCACGTAGTAATACAGACCTACTAAAGGGTTATGCGACTTTAATAGTTCCTGTCTTTCCGCTTCTACTGCCTTTAAACCCTCTGCGCCGCTGAAAAATTCAGGTTTACCTATAGGGTAATAGTTACCACTGTCACTGTGCATCATGGACGGGTAAAGGGAGTTTACGTCAAGCGTTAAACCATTTTTATGTACCTTGCATTGTTTGCCTTGCACAACGTGACACCACCCGCCACGGTATGCCTTGCGTATGTATTCATCTGCATTTGTAGCGCCGTAGCGCTCGGGGTCAAGCGGAATGTCATAGAGGTTTGGGAACATGTCTTGATAAACAAAACGGTTATAGCCGGACTTAAACTCACTCATACAGCAAGCACCTATTGTAAGTTTTTTGTGTCCGTCTGCAAACATAAATTCTATGGCTTCCTTAACGACAAGCACGTCGTTTTTGATATAATGTTCTTCATCAGGGGTAATATTATACCCCGCGTGACGTTCACCCTTGTATTCAATCGTGCTTTTACGGTGTTTTGTATTAAAGCTTATTCCCATGTCTGCGACGGAGAGGGGGATAAGCTTGTAACTGTCACGAAACTCTATAAAGCTTCTATGGGTTTTAACAGTCATCGTGTACCATTGACCCATATCGGATATGCTGTACTTAAAAGTGTTAGGTTGCATGTCGTTTGTTTCGTAAAACATAGTGTGTTCAACTTTGCCGTCGGGTGTGTAGGTTGCTTGTGCGTAGTCGTCGCGCTTCAATAAGTAGTCGAGAATGTAAGAAAAGTCAAACGCGCCATTGTGAAAATACACAATGTTCTTGCCTTTTAACTGCTCTACCCAATCCCAGTATTTATCTATTGAGTTCACAACGAGTACATCTTCTGTATGTATTTTAACACATGCCGCCGCCCAAACTTCCGTGTCAGTTTGCCCGTCGTATACGCTTGTCTCAAAATCACATACATAATAATTCATGCTTGCACGTCTCCAAACGCTTCATTTAGTTTCATCATTTCTTCTACACCTGCTTCGCGGTGTTCGTAAAAGTTGCCTAACCAACGTCCTGCCGCGTTAACATCGTTCGCTTCCTGTGATGTTAAAGTACCCGCGGCAACACCTATTTCGTTTAGCATGTAAGCGAATACAGTGTCGCCCTCATTTTTACCGTAACGGTTTTGCAGGTGTGTACGTTCTTCCTTTAGGTTATCTAATATGTATTCCATGCCCGCGTGTTTCTTTTTGTCTGTTACCCATCGCGCATTCGCTTCAACGAAATACGCAAACGCAAGGTCAGCTTCGTTTATATTCGCTATGGGTGCATTGTTGAGCGAAAGAATTATATTGCTTTCAACACCTGTCGAACTTGTAACTGTAAATTGCGTAAAGCCTAACTTGTTGAACTGCGCTCTTGCGTCTTTGGGTATATCGGCAAATGCAATAGCTTCACCATTCTGTGCTTCTGCATATAACGCACTGTCCGTAATGTCTTTCAATTCTTGCTTTAATTTATCAAGCATTTTCTTTGTTATTCTTTCGGGACGTTCAAAAGCACTAAATAAATCTTTAGCCTGATACTGTGATTTATAGCCTTTTCTTAAATAACGATTAAAGCGTTGTCTTGCGTTTGTAAGTAAACGTTTATATTTTGCTTGATTAGGTGTCAGTTTTTTCGGTGATTTTTTAGCCATGTTTTACCCTCTTTTCTATTGACAAAATAATACCGTTGTGGTATAATAAAGTGTAAAGATAAAAAAGAACCGATGACGAATTTTTTTTTTCGTCATCGGTTCAATCGGGAGGTTTACCGCCATGTCAGCGGCAGTTAAGGAAAGGAGAAATCTTATTGTTTATTTGATATGGTCTACGAGTTCCGCGTTCTCAATAAAGTCCTTGACGGACATTTCGTAACGGTTTTCTTCAATAGACTCAATGTTGACGAGAGTTACAATGCGTCCCGTCTCTTTGTTGTCGTGGTCACGATGCAACTTCTTAGTCAGCGCGTAAAGCGTGGGAGCGCCTTCGCACACGTCGGTGAAATGATAATCAACACCGTTTTCGTTAACCGTGTATGTGTATGTCGTGGTCTGAACAGTTCTACGAATATACTTCATTCTCATTCACCTGCCTTTGCTACGGGGCGGCAACCGAGGAAGTTACGACCTTTATAGTTCTGAGACGGCTTTGCAAAGCATTCGATTTCCATGCCGTCACTTGCGTCAAACGTGTCCACAATGTCAAGGAAAGACTGGGTGAACGACTGAGAGCCAGTGTGATATAGAACGCCGTCTGCGATAACGACAAGCTTGTCGTATTCCTTATCCTGACCGGGTTTCGGGTTGTCGTTCACAGTGTGAACCATTGCCCATGCGTCCGGGTAAGAGAGAACGAGTTTGCCGAATTCTTCGATAGCCTTTTCAAGGTTCTCACCGTTGCTGTAGTTCATTACGTTGTACTTGTCCATTTTGCTGAGGTCTGTAGATTTGATGATAGTGTTAGTAAGCATAGTTTGTTTTGTCCTTTCAAATTATTTTGTTATAATAGAGAGTATGGAAACTGACAATGAAATTACGCAGAAAGGAGTTTTTGCCTTTCTTAAATATTCTTTTGTAATCGTTTGTGACTTCGTTGCAACTTGTGTCCTTCTTGATTACGTATATATCTTACCACATGTCGGAAGAAATGTCAATAGGTTTCTCAAAGTTTTTTGATAATATTTTGGGATGTTTATTGCTTTAGCGTGTGATAGGAAATGACTACTGGTCACTTTATGCGCGGTTACGCGTTGCACCGTGTCCCGTCCGCGGAGCTTGCGTCTTCCACCATTCTGCGGCCGCGGAGCGGAGCAGAGCGAAGCGGCCGCCGGAGTAAAAGTGACTGTTGGTCATTTTTCTGCGTGTCTCTGACAAACTGACCGTTAGTCATTTTGTGCGCGTACTGGTTCCAGTTAGTTGTGACTTAATCTCGTTCTTCTGTCTCTTATACACATCTCCGAGCCCACGA